TTTTTTAAAAAATGATTTTATGATGATTTAATTATAATTTGCTAGTTTGGACTCAGTTCCTAGAAACAAGGGGCTTGTATCCATACATCTCCCTGCGGTATTCTATTTCATTTTTCTTTAATACATCTTTGAGCCTTCCACATATAGGAAGAGTCAAGTATATTAGGATCACTAACACAATGACCCCCAGGATGGTATAAAATGCTATTTTTGCATATGAACCGAATACACTGAAAAAAGGCACAAATATAGAGCTTATTCCTTGGTCTGCCACTTTGCAAAGCCAGGTGCCGCACCTTAAATCTTTCTCATGAACTGTGTAGGTTTGATCACTGTTCCCAACTTCAATAGTTTCATGCTTGTCTATAACAGACATCTGTGCCTCCACTTTCTGCTTGCACACTGTGATGGAAACTAGGGTCTCGGAACATTTTGCTTTAAGTCCATATTTTTGTGTATTGGCTTCTATCTTTATGTTGTTATGGTATAGTATGCAATTAGATTCTATAGAGCATACAGTGTCACTAGAACTTATTATATTTAATTCACAATCAACACCTTTGCCACAGTCAACGCATCCTACGCAAGACAGCTTTATATCCATACTGGGGTCTTGTTCGAATAGTTTGTATCGTATGTCTCCCAACTTAACTTTAACTCGAATTTCTCCAAGCAATTTATTTAGCGAAATGACTTTCTGAGACTTGTCATCAAAAACCAAGTCTTTCTCAGGGTTTAAGTTCAAGCAAGACTCATAAAAGTTGTCGTAACACCTTGAAACTACTATGTCTTTCCTCCTTGCAGCATGGCAGATATAATCAAACCTCACCGTTCCTGCTCCCCAGACCTTGCCATCGAATGACTGCACACTACCACACATTCGAGAAAAGACAGCTTTGTCATTTATCATACCGGTCATAACTTTGTTGGACTTGTAGCCAAATATCTTCGGGATCTTTCCTGCTTCATTAGATAAGAATTGGACTTCCAACTGCTCACTTATTATAGGTGTAAATGCTGTTATTGTATGGCAATATGTGGAGCCGGGCAAGGTAATACATAACTCTATTTTCGGATCCCCTCCACTTTGGGTCTTGTAAACTTTCATGTCAGGTTTAATCATATCTTGACAGTGGCCATAAAGGCACCCATCATTGATAGCAAGGCACCCGAACTCTTCACAGCCCCAAGTGCTAGTATGCTCTTTACTAAAGGACAACCAGCCTTCTTTTTTTAGACCTGTTGGGCACTTTCCTGTGCATTGTTCTTCATGCTGTAGGTTTATCCCTACAGTAGGCCCTGTAGTATAGGCATATTGTGCAGATGTCTCATAGTGTGCTACTTTGATGAAGATGATAATATCAAATAGCTTCTCGCCGCCCTTAGCATAGAGGGTCAGCCCTGTTGACATCCCTGATCTGGCTATAATATTGGTCTCTATGTAAGCATTATCGACTCCCGAGTCACTTTCAACCCCCTGTATTGAGACAGGCCTAAAACTTGGTGCTATTTTTGGCAAATTCATAGTCGGCAAGTATTTATGCTGGATTAAATCTGTCTTTATTGCTTCTTGGATGCTATGCTTAAGTTGCTCAATATTCTCATAAACTATTTCCTTAAGCTTCCGAGATTTCATATTTCTAGAGTGGAGAGTGCAACCTTTGAGATTAACAATGTGGTGAGGGTGAGCAACCTGCTTGCAATTTTTATCGAAGCAATGTACACCTATATCATCAGTTCCTGACTGGAAAGTTTGCTGATACTCATAGAAATACCCATTTGAGCATTCCATAAAAGTTCTATTTTCCTCTTTGTAAGTGCAAGTTTGTGTAGACACTTTTAAGCATTTGTTGATAGGGCGGAGGCCTGAGAAATTATAATTTGTTACATGTTGTTCTGTACAATGTAATGCTGCAAGTTCTTCCTTCTTACTGTCAGGCACAGGTTGGAATTCTAGATCGCAGAAAGGGTCTGCAGCACAAACGTCTCCAGTGTTACCAAGTTTATAGGACAATCCAGCATCTGGTATAATATAGAACTTTGTGTTCTTGTTATTACATGTTATGAAATACTCCATAACAGTCGCAATCAAGTGAGAACACCGATATATTTTTGCTGTCTTGCAGTACTTTAAAGTTGTAGTAACTGCCTTAAAGTTTGCAAATGGAGGTGGTATTGTGGGAGCAAATGTTGGTGCTGGTTTGATTAAAGCCGATGAAGGTACTTTTACCTTTGGGTCTAGAGCTGCCAATTCAGCCGTTTCCAAAACCTTATGTATGAAACTGAATGCACCCGTTGCAGCACTTGCACTGCCGAACTTATCCTTCATTTTGCTTGCTATCTCCTTTGCCTTTGAAAAGTTAGACTGTAATAGTGATATACTTAGCTCTTTTGCTAGCAGCCCGGGGTAAGTTTCCATTAATGCAGCAATTATTTTCAGAATATCGTTCCTAAAAGTTTCTTTGTGCGCTTTATAATGAGTGACTGCTGTTGTGAATCCATCGCTGGGTGTGCATCCTTCAGCCCCATCGAAACATTTACAGAAGGCCTCTGCTTTTTTTGATGCGCAAATTTCGAGATTTTTAGTCTTTAGGCTTGATCTAAGGTTTGCATTAAATCCTCCATTTTGTTCTTTTCCTGCAGCTAACTCTCTGCAATATACTTTTAATGCAGCAACTTCCAAAATGTAAGATCTTGACGGAATGATAGATAACTCAGAGTCTTTAAGCATTTTTGTCAACCCAGCCAGTTTTTGTATTTCAGTGATGTCAATATCTGGGAGCTTGTTTGTGCGAAAGTAACTTTGTACATCACCTGCATTGTCACAACTACCCGGAAGCTTGAACCAGACAGAACATTCCAATGGGTCTGAAACAGTATTGGACTGGCCCAATTTTGCGCATTTATCTTCTGCATAAACGACAGATGTTATTAAGAGAATTATCAAGACTACAAGCATGACTCTTGAAGTAGTTGTTTCAATCCTCCTCAATGCAGTATATCTGCCGGGAGTTGAACACTCCTCTCTCAACACATGATCCATAGGTATCATGTAATCAGACTCATCGTTTTTAAATTCTGCATTGTAATTGCATCCGCACATGCAGCTATTGCACTGATTCGTGAAGTCCCCATTGAAAAAGTAAACCAGGTTTTTCTTCGAATGGATCATGTTACACTCTCTGCAGTGATATGTAACATGTCGGTAGAGTCTATACTCTATCTTGTTCTTCAGCAGCATCACCAGTATTAGGATCACCATGCAAAATAGTGTCAAGCCCAAACAGATGTGTGGAAATGTCCTTGCTTGGCTCACCAAATCTATTAAAGAATTGAATTCTTCTGTCACTTGATCAAGTTCTATCACCTCATTGTTGTATGTCAACTTTAGGCCTTCAATAGGTTGAATAAATGATAGCAATAAGAATGCCAATATAATGGACAGGATGAAAGAAGAGCCTCTGTTTTTACATAGGATTCTTGCAGCTCGCAAGGATTTATATCCGTGGCACATTCCAGACTCTCTGTGCTTCTTCATCCTCTCTGAGTTCTCAAACATGCATCCACAGACACAGTTTTTACCACATTTTGAAAATGGATGGTATGCTAATCCACAATAATAACATTTCTTGCAGGACCTATTGTAGAAGATTCCATACATATATGTGATTGGGTAAAAGATGGGTATCAATATATAGCATATGTATGTCAGTGTCAAGAAGTACAGCAATCCAAAAATTATCAAGATCAAGAATCCAACAATTATGAGTTCTTTATTTCTGCACACAGATTGGATCATAAAAGCAGGTAAGTAGCTCTTATTCATCAATCTAATACAAGCCATGTGATATTTAAAGCATGCATGAAAGCCTAGAGAGTTTGATCCACAAGTCACTTGAATGTGCTCACATGTATGTTCCAAAGAAAACGATGTGCTTCCTTGAAACCATCTGTTTGCAGTTGTAGTCCCCATAATCTCATAATGATTCAATTTATCAGAATGTAATATTATAGTAGCCTCTTCCTCATTCAATGATATTGTGCATTCTGTTCTACAGGCAAACGTATGTGGAACTAAAACTAGGTCCTGATTGGGTTTAAAAATCATAATTGGGCCGTTTGCAACCTCGATAGGATTGCAGTCTTCATAATTCTGAATCAACATCTTGCGATAAACGACATTAGCATACTTAGTTGTGTTCGCAAACTGTGTGGAGGTAGTCTTCAGTATACTAATGTCGTCTTTGACACAGATCTCTGCAATACCAGTCGACATATGTTTGTCTGCTGATATTATCCCATCGGAGAAGCATCTGTTGTCCAATGGCATCCCTTGGACAAATGGTGTTAAGAGCACTATGATAATAGCTAGCATTTTTGCAAATAAATTCTCTAACCTCAAATCCAGTAGTAGTGTACC